GTAGTTTAGAACGAGTCTGGCTGTTTACAAGTTGGACACGTGAACAATTATTAAGATTATAAAAAAGGAAAAATATATTATGAAAAAAGTGAAAATTAAGTCGGAAGTGTTTCTTAGTCTTAGTCCTAGAGAAGAAATATTCTGGTCAAAATACCTCAGTCCTAAATCTGAAGGAACTCATCTCAAAAAAATACCTATGGAATTGCATAAGGCAGCCATGAGGATATTTCCAAGTCATGAAAGACGAGTAAGGTTTTATGCAATGGGCAAAGAGGTTTGTAAAGAACTTGCTGAAACTTTTACAATATCTTATTGGAAGAGTTTCTATCTATATTTAGGTGGAGGCTTCCTTCACAAGCCAGTTGCAGAAATGGGCCCAGCAGAGTTTGCTGCAGCCGAAGTTTCTTGGGAAGTTACAAGGGAAGCACTAGAACTGGCAAGTAAAAAAAGACGTACAATACTTTCAGGAGGTACTTGGTAATGGAAAGTGAAATTGTATTCTTGTTAGTAATGTTAGGAAATTTATTTTTACATGTCGCTTTAGGCAAATATTAAAAAGGAGAAAGTAATGGGAATAAAATGTATATTATGTAATAAGAAGACCAATGAAAAACATGGTCATAATCCGGATCCAGTTTCAATGACAGGTAGGTGTTGCACTGAGTGTAATGAATCTAAAGTAATTCCTGCTAGGTTATTCGGTCCAAATAAAAGACCACGAGAGCGATTCCTCGGTATGGTTATGCCCCCAGAGGCTTTTGAGTTTACTCGTATCTGGAACAAATCAAATTTGAGTGAAGCTGAGAAAATTTCACGGATGGGAAAAGTAAAAAAGTCTAGTGAAGCTGAGAAAAATTTAAGATACTTAGAGGAGCACTTAGGATTATGTTAACAGTAAAAGCTAAAGATGCTGCGACTGCCGCAGAATTTAAAAGGGAATCTCATTTACGAAATTTGGAAAAACCTTTTTACTTAGAGAATGGTTGTTTAATTAGTCCTGAAGGAATGGTATCAATAAATCCATTAACTGGGAAAGTAGATAAAAGTTCTTTAGTAAAGTATGAAGACTTATCGGCAGAAGCTGTATTGATGCTATCTGATTATGATAAAGAAATGTGTGTGAAGTTTTATGGAGCGAAATTTAAAAATTATGGTAAGAGCAATAAATGACAAAGTTATATTAACCGATTGTGATGGTGTCCTATTAGATTGGGAGTACCATTTCTATAAGTGGTTAAAGGAGACTGAAGGCTATGAGAGGCTTTCAAATGATTATGCTATTAGTAAGGCTATTGGTGTACCTTCAAAAACTGGACACAAATTCGTAAACCTATTTAACAAATCAGAACATATGAAATCGTTATCACCTTTGCGTGATGCTATTCACTATGTTCGTAAATTACATGAAGAGCATGGATTTCTTTTCCATGTTATTACTTCTCAGACTAATGATACACTCGCGCAAGAGTATCGTAAAGAGAACTTGCGAAATGTATTTGGTGATGTCTTCGATGGCTTCACTATACTAAACACTGGACAGGACAAAGACAAAGAGCTCATGAAGTGGGCTGGTACTGAATGCTGGTGGATTGAAGACAAGGTAGCTAACATTAAAATGGGTAACGCTGCTGGTCTAAAAGGAATCCTAATTGACCACCCTTGGAACAAAGATTGTTTCGATGAAGATAGATGTAGGTCATGGAAGGATGTTTATAAAATGATAATGGGAGAAATAAATGGCAAATTTGATTACTGGGAAAGAGTCTGAATCTAATTACTTGAGAACTAAGTCGGCGATGTATATTGCTGGTTGGGTAGCTCATAGAAGTAATGAGAACCCTCAAAAGAAACCTTCAGACTATGATACTAATCCTAAGATGAAGGAATGGTATGATGATTACTTATTAGGCTATGGTGATAACTTAGCTAATGCTGAATGTATATCAGCAGTGCGAGAACATCCTTTAGTGCAGGCAATGCAAGGCTTTGGATGATACTCGAAGATATTGTTTCTCATTGCCGTAAAAAATTAAACATATCTGATGATGTGCTTATCTCTGTAGAGCCTATGGATTTAAGTGGAGATAATGTTAAAGGCTGGGCTTATGACCAGGCTGGTGATGGTGAATATGATATTGAGATAGAAGAAACAATGACCGCCAATGAAACCATTCGTACTATATGTCATGAGATGGTTCACATTAAACAAATGGAAAACGGCGAAGAGATAGATGAAGACGAGGCCAATGAGAGAGAAGTTAAATTGGCGAAGTCATTTAAACGTAAGAAATGAATAATAAGAGGAGAATAAAACCTATGCAAAATAAAAAACTAATGAGTGAATTTTATGCTGATGATGGAAGTAGGGCATCAGTCTACCAAGTTGTAAATAAGTTGGAGGATAGAGATGCTTTTTATTCTATCACCTATAAAGATGCTAAAGGTAAAAATATGGGGCATGATGATTTTCCTTATAGGACTCTTGAATATGTTAACAATGTAGCTGAGGACTGGGCTTTGAAGTTCCCGTGGCCTCTTAAAGATAGTCAAGGTCCTTATCAACTCTTAGCTGAATGTATTAGGTCTGACCAGCTATCAGCTAAACAAATACAAGAAGAATTTAATGCGGATCCTAATTTTAAAGAATGGTATATGGGGATGTATGGAAGCTAAGGGATACTGGAAAGAAATTACTTTAAAGAAAGTAACGCCGAGATGGGATTTATCTTGGTTCGTTAAATGGATATCTTCACTCTTTCTCATAGCGAGTATGGTGATGACATCGTCCTTTGCACATCTTTATCCTATGAACTTAATAGTTGCAAGTGTAGGAACACTCGGTTGGTTCTGGGTTGGAATGCTATGGTCAGACAGGTCATTAATTATTTTAAACATTATAGCGACGTTAATATATTGGCAAGGCATAGGTCTCTGGTATATAAATAGTCAATAAAGGAGAAAGATATGGCAACAAGTAACGTATTTGATTTTGGCTTTACCCTCGTTGATGAGGATGACTTAGATGTATCGCAAAAGCTTGAATCTAGTAATACAGAATCATCAGCATTGAAAGCTAAAGCAACAGCTACACAAGATAAGTGTGATGATTTATATAATGCAATTATGCCTTTACTGGGTAATCTTAAAGCGAATCCAGAAAAGGAATACATCCTTTGGCCCAATCGGGTAGAGAAGGTTGAACAATTTGAAACACATTTACAATCAATATATAACAAATGAAGAGAAAAGCCCACATTGTAAAGAATAAAATATTACATGCTGCGAGAACAAAGATGTTTAGGCAGAGGGTTGAACTCGACCGTAAAAAAGAAATTAAGAAAATAGGGTTGCCATTTAAGATGAAATAGGGTATAATATATATTATGAAACAATGGAATGACAATCCAGACGCTAATAGTAGGACGCGTGGAATGACTCGAAGAGATAAAATGAAATTCGAGGCTAAGCAACGAAGAATACTAAGACTACTATCAGGACAAAAGACACCATACGTAGTGGATACTTTTGATCCAGATGAGCATAGAGATAATGCTGACGAGCTTAATGAGGCATTAGAAATCGGTGGCGTCATGGATACTGTGAGAGGAACTTTAAACTTTGAAGAGGGTAATGATAATGACTGGTAATCCTAGAAAGAAACGTAAGCCAATGACTGAGGAACAGCGTGCAGCTGCTTCAGCTAATCTGGCGAAGGCGCGGGCTAAGAAAAAGCCTGCAACATATAAGACAATTCATCCTAAGGTAGTAGCTCTACCTGACGACCATTTATTGTCTATAATTAATATTAGAAAATATATTAAAGCTTCTAATTTGAAAGTAGCCGCATTAAGAAGAGCTATTGGAAATAATGAAAAGGGAGCTGAGGCTAAGCTAGCTTCTAAAATGGCTTATAGAAGAGCTTGTGAGAACTATTTAAAAGATGGTATTTGGGCACTAGACTTTCTTGGTGAAGATGAAGAAAAGAAGGTTCAATGGAAATGTATAGCACCAGCTTATGATGCAAATGGTATTCAGAAAAGAATCTTCGGCGCTTACTATAGTGATATAGGGGTGGCGAATGGCAGACATTAATAAACAGAACTTCTCACAATTAGTAGAAGATTATGTTAGGACCCATAAAGATATAGATTACTTAGATGCAGTACTTGAGGTGTGTGAAAAGAATGAAGTAGACCCACGTGATTGTAAAAGACTTTTATCTAAACCTATCATTGAAAAGATAGAAGTGGAGGCAATGGATTTGAATATGATACAAGGTGGCAATCCTAGTTACACATTGCCTGTATGAATGAAGAAATTGATATGGATAGTAATATGGGTGACACTGTTCATCACATTGATGTTCTGGGGACCAAACCCAAATATCTTTGAATGGGATTGTATGTATAATAGATGTGATAATTGGAACTTAGATAATTCATCACATAGTGATTGAGGAAAGAAGAAATGATATTAGATGATAATGATTTACATATGTACGTGTCTTGGGATACGTATCATAATAAAATAGAAGAACTCGCTCAAGAGATTCACGATACTGGTTGGAACTTTAATCAAATAGTTTGTATAGCCAAAGGTGGTTTACGAATTGGTGATACGATGGCTCGTATCTTCGATGTACCATTAGCAATACTTTCAGCTGAATCATATGGTGGTACCGGTGTTAAAGATGAACAAGGTGGTATTACATTCTCTAGAGACTTAGCTAAGACAACACCTAACTTAGGTTCAAGGGTTCTTTTAGTAGATGATTTAGCAGACTCAGGAGTTACATTACAGAAGACTATGAGATGGCTTGAACATTATTATGGGTTCTATATAGAAGAAGTTAAGACCGCATGTATATGGGAAAAGGAATGTTCTGAAGTTTCGCCAGATTACATAGTTGATTACTTACCTACTTCCCCTTGGGTTCATATGCCATTTGAGAAGTATGAAGATGATGAGGATTTTAATAAATTTAAATGATGGATGGATTTCAAGCTTATAAGTATGCTATGGCAGTTAACTTACATTTCAATACAGAAGAGTATGATTGCTTTAAGTATAATTTTAAGACGAAGGTAACTCAAAAAACCTATTGGGGAAGACCTGATAAATATCAATTAACTAAGATTGGAAAAAGATTTAAGAAAGAAAAAGATATCATTAGATACTTTGCGGCTCACCAAGTAGCAGGCAACAAATGGGTAGGTGATATGATAAGAGATGAGAAGACGTATACAGATTTTATAAAGCGTATGGATAGTTTATCTTATCTAGTGAAGAACGACTTGGAACAGTTTACAGAGACAAAAGAGTTCAATCATCTATTGATGGTTGAAGATGGTGGGTATCCACCTATTATAAATAAATACCTAGAAGAAGAAGTTTCATTAGAAACGGTTTGTGTTCTAGATAAGCTCACAGGTTTTATTGAGTGGGCGAACCAGCTTGTATCAGATACCATTCTATGGCCTGAGATAAGCGACAAAGTGACCAAGTATAAACAATTTCTCGAATACGATGAAAAGAAAATGAGAAATCTTATAGTGGGCATATTTAAATAATGATACTAATAACATAAAATATACAGGAGAAATATATGAGTTTTGCAGACTTAAAACAAAAAGCAATGAACATGGATTCATTGGTAGGTGCCGCGAAAGCGGATGGTGGTGAAAAGAAATCATACGGCGACGATCGTATGTGGAAGCCAACACGGGATAAAGCAGGTAACGGTTATGCTGTTATTCGTTTTCTTCCAGCAGTCGAAGGTGATGATTTGCCTTGGGCTAAGTATTGGGACCACTTCTTTAAGGGACCTACAGGTCAATGGTTAGTTGAGAAATCACTAACTACATTGGGTAAGCCTTGTCCTATATCAGAAATGAACTCAGCACTTTGGAATTCAGGTGTTGATTCAGACAAGCAAATAGCACGTGAGCGTAAGCGTCGTTTACATTATGTGTCTAACATCTATGTGGTTTCAGACCCAGCTAATCCAGAAAATGATGGCAAGGTTTTTCTTTATGAATTTGGAAAGAAAATCTTTGATAAAATTATGGATGCTATGCAACCACAGTTTCAAGATGAATCACCAGTCAATCCATTTGACTTATGGAAAGGTGCTAACTTCAAGATTAAGATTGCTAAGGTAGAAGGCTTCGTTAATTACGACCGTTCTATATTTGACAGTCCTTCTCAGTTGTTAGCAGATGACCAATTAGAAGCTGTTTATAATCAAGAGCACTCTCTAAAAGAATTTACTGATCCAACTAACTACAAATCTTACGATGAGTTGAAGTTGCGTTTAGCTAGAGTTCTTGGTGAGGAAGGTGCTGTGACTACTTCAGCTGAGTCAATGGAATTGGAAGATGCTACTGACCCAGTCGTTAAAGACGTAAAGAAGACTACGCCTCCTCCAACGGATGATGCAATGTCCTACTTTGAAAAATTAGCGGCGGAAGCTTAATTCAGAACCCCCGAAAGGGGGTTTTTTTATATCGGAGCGAATCCTCGCTTCTTTTGAACAACTGGAACATTATAGTCTAATGATTCGTCTTGATATGTTATTGCCTCAGAAGAACCATTTATATGAGTTACAGTTATAGTTGAAATGTTATCAGAATTTATTTTATTGATATCTAAAGTTCCTTTTAATGGAGAGTCATCAGGAACAATTATAACATTACCGGCAGCGATTTCATCTGCTGGCTTCTCTGATATAAGCTTAGGTATATTTTCTAGGAATCCCATTGCTTTCTTATTGCCAGACAAATGATGCCATCTACTTACGAAGGCATTATCTATTAAAGGTATTCCGCTATCAGCAACACCAGCCTTACGTCTCATTTTTACTATAGCGCCTTGCCAGAGAGTATCAGAAGTAGAGAGTTCGGTGAGCATATCATTAATCTCATCCATTGACCATCCTTGAGAAAGCATAAACTGCTTAGCTCTATTCATATTCGCTTTATTTTTAGGACCCATAAACTGTGCGAGTCTCTTCATGACTGAATCCTTTGCAAGCATCAACATATGGTCAGCGCCTGGTCCTTCCATGTTTGGTTTAGAATAGTATCCTGAATTGTCTACCATAGCATTAAATATAGTTTCTGCATGGAGTGGATTATCTACTATACCAAATTCATTTTCCCAAACACTCTTCATCATACCTTGAATCTCATCCCAGTAATAATA